GATCCTTTAAAAAAGGTTTCTGTTGACAAAAAAGGTTTTCCTGTAATTTTAAAACCTTTTAAAACATTGTTAGATTCTAAATCTAATAATGACAAAATAGTTGTTCATACTATTTTAGACCTTCATCGATTATATGAAGAAGGAAATGTAATTCCTGATTTATCAGGAATTATTGAAGATGGTCTCTTACCTAGAGATCATTTTGATTATCCTTCTGGGAATATTTCATATCCAGGAAGATATTTTGACAGATTATATAAAAAATCTGCAGATCCAAAATTTCTTATTTATAAGAAAGCTTGGGCTAGAACTCTTGAAAAAGAATTTCCAAGATTAAAAAGAAGTGATAGATTCGATGATCTGATTAGATCATCTACTTTACACTTCAGTACTAAAGCGGGACCTAACGGTCCTTGCTTTGTCTCTTCTGTTGACGATTACTCGGCCATCAGAAATTTTAAAACCAGTGATGGTTTTACTCTTTTGGAATTAATTAGAGAATTCTCTAATTTAACCCAAAATACATCTTTAAATAATGTTTTAAATCATTATGAAGATGTTTATCTCAGTGGTGAGGGTCGCCCTTCTACTACTGAAAAACCTCATTGTTCTCGTTTAAGTATTAAACAAGAACCATCGGCTAAATCAAGAATTATTGCTATTCTTGACATTTTTACGCAATCCTGTTTTAAGGGAATGCATAATCTCCAATTCTCCTGGCTTGAAAAGCAAGTTGAGGATGGAACTAAAGACCAAGATAGAGTATCAGCGATAGCAAAATACTTATCTAGCTTTAGTTTTAGTGATGAAGAAGGTACTTCATCACAGGATCTTAGGGAAGCTACTAATAAGATTCCCTCTGACTTCCAAGCTGAGATAGTTACTTCTCAATTTGGTTCCATAGTTTCTGAACTATGGTTAAAGATTTCGGTAGATAGAGAATTCTATTATACTGAAAAATTACCATCTGTAAAATATACAGTTGGGAATGGAATGGGTACTTATACCTCATTTTCCATGCTAGCAATCACTAACCATTTATGGGCTAGAACTGCTATACGTCTTTCAAAACTTGAAAGATCAAAAACCGATATCCTATACTTAGTAATAGGTGACGATTTTGTTTGCAAGAATTTAACCCTTGCAAAAATCTACCATGACATCGTTACGAGTCTTGGTGTTTATATATCTCCTACTAAAGGATATACATACGAAACCTCCAAAATCTTTTTAGAAAGAGG